GCAAGCCTCTAGTTCGCCTGAAATTGTGCCACCTGCGTATTGAAAAGCAGTTGCAGTTGAGCCTAATTCTAACTTGGCTTGACTAATATACAATAAATCTCCAAGCGTAGTATCAGTAACATCTGACCAAATAAATAGAATTAAGTTTTTTGTGCTAGCTGTATCTACTGCTGCCGATACTGAGTAAGTGGCATAAGAAGTAGTTACGCTCAAATTGGCTGGGCTATTTTCATAAGTAGCATTAGCAATTAGTGTTGGGTTAGTGCCCTCTGCACCCCAAGCTGAAATAATGTCGCTGGTAACTGTGTCGGCAGTTCCAGACCAAGCAACGATAGCGGCTTTAACATTGTCTAATTTAGTAGTTGCACTTACTTTAGCCTTAAAGCTAAAAGTCACTGTGTTACCAACTAATCCAATTACATCTTTGTTTTCTATAATTGTCGCTATGCCAAACTTTTTATTTACTGTTTCAACGTCTAAAGCAATAGCAAATTGGCCATTTGTCGGAACTGTAGTTGTGTCTTGAGTTACATCAATAACATCATTAGAGTCTGAAAGAATATACCAGCGATCTAAAGTGTAAGCATCATCATTGTTAAGGGAAGCGGTAAAAGAAGTGCCTCGTTGAGCAATAGCAAAACCGCCGTTAATTAAATAGTTTTTATTGACTCCGCTTGCAGCAGGAGCAGCCCACTCAGGAGCAGTTGCACCCGAATTGACTGTTAATACTTGGCCTGCCGTTCCTATTGGCAAAGAAGTATTAACATTGGCAGTTGCCGATCTATAAGCAATAGCTCCAGTTGTAGTCTGTGGATTTAAGTTCTTTGTCGTTGTATCGACTGAGCTTCCCAAAGTGCGAATTGCAGCTGCGCCATCCTTGACGAGATCGGTATCGTCAGGGGTATCCCAGCCATAATTAGTAGTCGTTGCCATTTAGTCTCCTATGCCACAATTGTAGCGTTAAGCCAGTCCAAAGTAGGGCTGATTGTATTCCAAGTCTCAGTCGCTGGGACTGAGTTCCATTTAAACGCCTGAAGGCTAAAAGCTACAGGCGAAACATTTAGAGTTAAATTGAGCTGATTAAGACTGGCTGTCCAAGTCCAACCTTCTACAAAACCTTGAAATTCTCCATTGACCATATTTGGTGGCAGGTTAATAATATTGAGCGCTTGGCCCATAAATACGCCAAGAAGGTTATCTCGGTCTGAATTGTCAATTTCACCGCTGGCTATCGGGAAGGTTATCTGTTTCAAGGCAAATTGAGGATAGGCGCGGATGAGAAGATAAAAGGCTGCTTGATTCTCAGCATCGTTTTGATTCCGAAGTGTGGTCGATATGGTAGAAGCTAGAAGGCCATATTCTTGAATTGAAGCTGCATCCTCATCAGTTACTTCAGAGCCAGAAGTGCCATAACTCAAGGTTACTGAATTTCTTACATCACCAGCTCTTTTTAGAATTGAAAGTCCGGGGCCAATTGAATGATTACCATCTAAATCAACATAGCCATTGGTTGCTAGGTATTGCGATCTATGGGTTGAATCGGCATAACCGATTTGCCCCTGAGCATCCTCATAGAGATAACCAAGTCCGCTAGTGGCAAAGCGAGAAGCTAGGTTATAAACTGTATCGTCTAAGCCATTCTCAGAATGGAGCTCATAATCTCCTGGGGTATCTATCTCACCTAATCCGCTGTTTTCCGCATCCTGCCATTGCGTAGTTGCATCATAGGTTGCCCAAGTTAAAGCTGCTGGTAATTCGTTCCATTGATTGAATAAAACTGTTTCAAGTAATTCTAAGATTCTATCGCCATCAAATTGATGAGCAAAGTTGCCAACATAGACTGCGCGATTAAGTCTGGCCAAGGCTCCTACTGCGACTATTTTGATTTGTTGGCTAGTGGCTGTTGATCCTGAAGTTTGAACTGTTATGCCTAAGTCAGTAATGAAGCCGCCAAATAAATTTACATAAGTAGCGCTTGAGTTTTGAACTTCAATAGTTACCGCGTCATTGATTTCATAAGGGACTTGAGCTTCAGCTGTTTCAATAAGAGTTAAATTGCAATATCCAGCAACAGGCTGAGAATAAATATCTGTGCGACCAGAAGTGATAGTAAGTCCGCTAAGGGTTGCTCCAGTTACTGTTAATCCATTTACCTTGACTCGATAAACAGGATTCCAAGCGGTCATAGAAGTAGTTGCTCTGTTCCAGCGCCAGTTCTGCGACCGGTATTATTTAGAGCTGAGACAACGGCTCTGGTAAATCCTTCTTCATCAATAGCAGACGGAGCATTGACATTGATTACAATATTATTTCGGTCTAAATAATCGCCCTCTGCACCAATTCTCTCATTTGGAAATGCGCCAGCTGACCTAATTGGAGTGCTTGCTTTTTCAATGAGACTTACAGTTGGACTGACTGTTGCTACATTGCCACCAATCTTTGTAGTCAATGCACCACCGCTAGTTATAGCCCCACCGCTGCTAGTAGTTGCGCCGCTTCCTTTTGACGCTACTGAAATACCAAAAGGCAAGCTTGTTTCATTTACTGTATTGCTTCCAGTTTGTGAAGCTGCATTTGCTTGGTTATCAAATAACTTTGTTGCAGCAATAATTGCGCCTACTACGGCTGCGCCAGTTGCTAAACCAGCTAAAGGATTTAGCGCAAATCGAGATGCAATAGCTGCGGCAACCGCGCTATTTCTTAAAGCTGTATAAGCAGCTACTAACCCCTGAATTAGAAGAATAGTTGCTGTAACTCCAGCGGCTATTTTATTTACTACAAATACTGTTGCTAAGACTCCAGCAACTAAAAATAGTTCATCCTTAAGATCAATGACTGTGTCAATGAAGCCTCTAACCTTTTTGCCCCATTCGACTGCTGTTTTTTGTGATTTTGTTAAACCTTCATTTAGACCACCAGAGCCAGTTAATCCTGAGATAAATGCCTCTAGTGCTGGTATAAAGTTTTCTAATATCCAAGCAGTTAATTCTTGGACAACTGGAAGCAAAGCAGCCCCAATAGATTCCTTGGCTTCATCAAGGGCAATCTTTACGCGCTCCATTTGCTTCTGTGTGCTTTGAGCTTCATTTTCAGAGAAGTTGCCAAAGGTGCTAGTTAGTTGCTTAAAGGTTGTATCAAAATCTTGCGACTTAAGGTCAGCTGCATCAATGCCAAGACCCAATTTGCCAAGGGCAGTGGTATTGCCATCATAAGCTCTACCAAGTGCATTGGTAACCGATTCAAGAGGCTTGCCTGTTGCTGCAGTTAAATCTAGTGCTAAATTTAGTAGTTTCTGCGCATCTTGAACATCATTGGTGGATCGAACTAATCGACTAAATGCTGGACGCAGCTGGTCATCGGTTATGCCAGCAGCAATAGAAGTCTGAGTTATGTATCTTTCAACGCCCTTAATTTGGTCATCTGTTGCTTTGGTTGTGCTGCGTATCGTTTCAGCTAATTTGAGTTGGGCTGCCTCATCTTCGGCTGCTGCTTTAACTGCGCTGACTGCGAATGCGCCAATAGCTGCGCCAGCAACAGCAAAAGCGGCGGCTGCCTTCTTACCAAATTCTTTAGCGCGCTCGCCAATATCATCAATATCTTTAGAACCTTTGTCTAAATTCTTTTTAAAGTCTGCTGTATCAGCTAAAAGTTTGAGCGTTAAGGCTCTTGAATCAGATGCCATTGATGCCCCATTTATCTAATATCTTGTTAAATGCTCTAGTCCATTGTGCCACAATATTTTTTTGTTCTTGGCGCAAGGTTGGATAAATAAACCATCCGCGAGAGCCGCGGCCTTGTCTGCCAGAATAAGCAGGAAATTGCTTAAACTTATTTGAACCGAATTCAAAGCCAGCCCAAAGCATTTGAGTATTAGCACCACCGCTAAATCTTTGACTAGCAAAGCCATACTTAATTTCACCAGTAGTGCTGGTCTTAGATACTTTAGATCCGCTTACGATTCTGTTAATGGCTTGTTGCCCTTTAACGCGAGTAGAAGCTTTGGCAGCAATTTGTTGCTGAAGATAAGTGGCAAGATTGTTAGAAGTCTGGCGAGCCTCGGCTTTTGCTTCATCACCTAGTAAGGAAAAGGCTTTATACACTTGACGGAGCTCTGTCCGATCAAATGCTGCGACTTCTTCAGCCATCCTTGTTCATCTCCTTTATCAGCTCGACTGCCGTTGCTACATCGTCCCAATCATCCCAATACTGCATCGGGATACCAGTCTTAAGAGCAACTATTACTAATAGCCGCCTTACGCTGTCGGGCTGATGGCTTTTGGGTCATCGTTGCCTGTCTTAATGTCGGCAACTGTCTCCATCCATACTTCAAAGCTCTTTACTGGCTTACCAGCGCTTTCGCGCTTGTGAGCGTTATAGGCCAAGAACATTAAGTCCCAGATTCCTATATTTTCTTGAGCCTTGGTAATAGTGTGTCCAGTTGCCTTTTCCCACTTAGCCCATTCTGGCGGTTGAGCAATATAAGTTGCTGATTCGCCAGAGTTATATTCAATTGTGATTGATAATTTCATAGCTCCCGATGCTCCGATCTATTAGGTGTAAGACTCTGAAGGAGTTCCAACGACTGTCAATGTCCAAGTATCAGTAAGCGCCCCTGGTGCTGCGCCTCCTGCTGCTGGGAAGATTGGCAATACATTGAAAGTAAATACTGCTCCAGTAACTGCTGTAAAAACTACTTGAACTGTTGTATTAGGATTCTGCTCAGCGTTATTCCACATTGACTCAA